TCATCAATTTTCAATAAACCCTGAGATCTGGGAAATTCAACATGACGACTGACAATAATTTCAGTATCATTGCTATCAATACTTTCAGTAAGAGTTGCAGAATAATCAACTCCAGTATAAGTGTCAATATCAGTTAACTTTTGAATTCCATTAAGAAGATCTAAAGCATTACCATTGGTTTCTAAAAACCTGTAGTAATCTTTTAAAAAATTAACAAAATTTGGATATTCTGCTGGCAAATATGAAGGAACTTGCCCAATAACAGAACTTGATACTTTTAAATCGTTAAACATATTTAACTAGATACTGGAATTTGACCGACACCTGATGTTCTAGACGATGATGTTAATGCATCTAAAATAACACTAACGTTAACTCCTGCCTGATCAATTGAAAGATATAAATCTCTTAATGCCATAATGTCATTTGACTTTGGAGTTACCGATACAGTAATATAACCTGTATCACCGATGACTGAATTAATATTGATAGCATTAATATTTATTTCACCTTTTGCGTAGTCAATACTGCCAATATTTTTACTGTAATATTTTTTCTCACTTCCATCATACCTGAAAATAGAAATAATATTAGTATTTTCAATTTTTTCAAAATAAAACACATAATTTGCATTTTGTCCCGTAATTTTAAATCCAGAAGAAATTATGTCACTGTTTTCTGAAATTCTATTACCATAACAAACTTCATATGAAGCAAAGACATTAGAAATTACTTGGAAGTTTTTCCTAATGCGAATTCTAGTAATATTGGAGGTAATGCCATTATCAGCATTATCAATATCACTGATCAGTTTACTATACTTAAATTTACCATTAAATCTATTAAGATCATTAGTATTTCCAAATGCAAGAATAGTTGCCTTTACTGCATTTTCAATTTCTTGTGCATTTTTTCTTGATTTGTTATTATCGTAGTATACGAATGAATCAATATCAAGATACAGGTATGAAGGATCAATAACTTCTGGAATTACTGTAAGAATTGAATATTCTTTAATATCTCTTTTTAATGACTGTTTTGCAGTTGTAGTAAGAGTTTCTGCACCAAATGGTTTTGCAACAATAAACACTTTACCATATTGTGGAGGATCTGCTTCTTCTCCTCCATATACAGATAAGGACTCAAGGTTTGGTGAAATTTGAGTAACTAGGGTCTCATAATCTCTTACAGTGACTGCTCTATTCTGTGCTGAGTAATATCTAGGAGCAAGATACTTGATGGAAGTAACATCTTCAGGATTACCACCACCTGTAGATGGATCTACTACAGTTACTGTTGGATTTGTTTGTGAATATATTGCACCACCATACTCTAATTGACCTGTAAATGTAAAATCACTACATTCATTAGATTCGGTTTTATTGGTTACCAAATACTCAATAGTAACGACATCCAAATTTCGCATTTTTCTACCAAATACACCATCACCAAAAATTAACTCAAACTGTTCGTTCTTATTCTCTTGAATAAAATAAACTCTATCATCACTATTCAATTCCGTAATGTTTTTAACATTGCTATATCGTTGAGGAACTGTAAAATCAACTTCATTAACGATAACATTTAATAGATCAACATCAGCATCTGCACTAGGAACAACAAACCTTTGCTTAGTTGATGTATCTACAGTATACTGTAGATTTAAAAAAGATCCTTGGTAAATTTCAAGTTCGTTAAATGTTACTTTACGAACACCAGTAGTATCAACATATGCTTCTCTGGTGATATCGTTTAGAACACTAAACATATAAGAACCATCACCATTACTACCAATAAATGCATTTCCTTTTTTTAATGTCAATGCTCCAATCTTTGGATTGACAATAATATCAAGAGTAACTTTTGCTACTGATGCCTTTGCTGATCTTGGTGTATATCCAACTAACTTTGCAAGAGAAACAACGTTTTCTCTAATAGAAGCACTATCGAAGAATACCTCATTAGCGACAAGGTTTGCATTCAGTGCTGAATAGTAAGTATTATATGCTAATACGTCAAGAAGTTGGGAAAGTACGGATCCCTCAAAATTATAATCAGTAAAAGTGTCAGATGAACGCAAAAATGCTTTCAAACTGCTTTTGACATCTTCAAAATCTAAATTTGTTACCTGATTAAATGCCATTATACTCTTTCTAGTACGAGGTTGAGGGATTGTTCATTTAGGGGAATTCCAACAATTCTATAATTTACAGTTACTTCTAAATTATTATTATCAAGATCTTGTAAAACATCAACATCAATTACTTCTACTCTAGGTTCATATGCATTTAATGCATCCTCAATATTTAATGTTAAATCATCAATTACAGTTGGATCAAAATTTTCAAATATAGACGAAGATAATGAAGCACCAAAAAATGGGCGAAATGGTCTTTCGCCCCTTGCAGTTAATACAATATTCTTGACTGCCTGTTTAATAGCATCCTCGTTTTTAATTACTGGCAAATCACCAGTAATGGGATGCTTATTAAAATTAGGATTCAAATCAACAAATTTTTTGGATATTCCTGCCATTTGACTCGTCTTTATACTTTATATATCTACTTTTTCTTGTCTTTTTTCTGTTCTACTGATTTTTTCAAGTAATAATCTGATTTTGGGTCCGTAATTAGGACCATTCCAGATTTTTTAAATTCTTCACTTTGATCAGGCACGGGTTGATTTGCCATTTTCCTCCAAATTAGTATAGAATAGAACTCTTTATATTTATTCACCCTGTTCTTCGGGTGTTTTCCAAAAATAATCATCAGTATCACCTAATCTGCCCCATCTGACACCACTCTCAACCTGATAGTACTGAGTAGACACTTTAAAATCTGGTACTTTTGGTTCTTGTGGTGTAAGGGATAGATCAAAGATCCTTGTCCTATTGTTTGGATACAATGCAAATTGACCGTTTTCCAGTTCAATGCAGTTATGGGACTTGTGTTCCTCTGGATTTTCACTGACATTAGTGTTTGTAATGTCAACGTCAGGATGGAAGTTGTCTAATGTGAACAAATACTCACCAGNNATNGATCCNAAATGACGAGTTTGTATCGTAAAGTCCATAGAATCGATGAANTGCTTCTCGATGCAGCGGACCCCGTAGTCCATGCAATTCCAGAATTGGAGGTTTGCTAGGTCAAGGTCGGGTTCGGGCGTCTCAGGGCGACTCAGGAAGGCACTGATGGGCAATTTGTCGAACATTGCAGCATACTCTGGTAGGTATGTCTCAAAATAAAAAGCACGTCCAGGTATGCTTTTAGCAGTTACCCAGACGCCCTCGACAAATTCACCATGTCCGTCAACATGATCCCTAAGGTATTCCTTACGAACCCAGACCTTTTGTGCTGGTAGGTTGACGACTAGTTGACTCATTCTGCTATGAAAGTAGGTGGATGGAAATTACAGTACTCGTTAAAGGTAATCTTCATCTCTTTATGAGTGAGATTACAGTATGCTGCTGCTTTTGGAAGGTTCCATTTAGCAGTAAACAGCATTTCCATTGATTTACGTGTTTCTACTCTCAACGACCCTGACCACGATAACGCTTTTTCTTGCCATTACGTGATGTTGCAGACAATTTTGTGTTCTGTGAACTGCCTTGACGAGTATTTTTGGGGTTTCCGGGTACGAATTTTACGCCAGAAAGACCAATCTTGGAACGCATTGCCATAATTTTAGGTTTTTTGTGTGAACAACAGTAGTATAGAGGAAATTTTCCGTTTTGTCAAGTCAAAAAACGCCTGCAAAGACATTAAATGACCCTTGAGCGATGGTATCTCCGCAACCAATCATGTCTCCAATGCGTCCAGGNGGACGAAAATTGAAATATACGTTGACTGGACCCTGTGAAATGGGTCTTATTAGGTGTGGTGGCGGACAATTTGAACATGGACACGCATGTGGAGCAAATAAATCTCCCAATCGCCCTGCCAAACTGAAATTTACACGCACATTAGGTGATCCTTGCGTAAGTGCAGATGGAGGATAGCAGATATGCCCTGTAGATAGAGCACCAACAAATGTACAACCTTTCATGGAACAAATTTAGGATTAATAGGATTACGACCTGTCTGACTATTTACCGCAGTTACAAACCTTTGTGATGAAATATCCTTGTCATCATACACAATTTGTCGAATTGTAAACGTACCGGCACCAACACCACAACTACTTGTAATGACTAATGTATATTCTGCAATTACCATGTAATTGGGATCAGGATTATATTCTTGCATATGATCCGTTGTGCCAATCTCATTAATCAGTCCAAGAGCAGGAGTACCTGCAATAGGCAAACCACCAATCGGATTTAAGAATGAACCTCTCTGAAGAGCAGACCCCTGGTTCAATGTACCGTACTGTGCAACGTACCCAGAAGGCGATACAACAGGTGTTGGAACATGTGTAGGACTCAGAACATCCCTACGATACTTATATTGCTTATTTGGAAACAAATAGTCAGTATATGTACCAGCAGCATTTAATGTTGCAGTGACTGGTCCTGTTAATGCTCCTGTCGTAATAATACCAGAACCAAGAGATGTAGCATTTCCTGGTGTTAATGATAAAGTAATACCAGGATCACCATTATATGGTGCAGGTGCAATCAGAGGTTTGAAATTAGTTACAGTAATACTCCATATCTCAGGAATAGGTGGCGTACCTGGACACATCACACCTTGCCATACATTAGGTAACCATACCACTGGTTTCATCACTACTGATGAACTTGGTTGTATTGGTGTATAAACTACGGGTACTGGCATTACTTTACTCTCCTTGCTTCAGATGCATCCAGGATCTCTTGGAATCGTGCCTGCCCTACCAAATAATCATTCATCACATATAGTGTAGTACTCCATGTTCCGGCACCAATACTTGTGAGTAATCCTTCTGGTGGAATATAACGATAGGTAATGCCACTCTCATCTACAAAGATGCCTGTACCACTCGGTCCAGTGTCTGCTGGTGTACCAGGTGTAGATGGCACCGGAGGTACTGCTGTAGGGTTCCCAGGCGTGCCTGGAGTGCCTNCACTGACTGTTCCACCTACATCCACATGATANGTACTCCCACCCTTCAATACATACGATCCTGTAGGTAGTGTCGCGCCAATTGCCCAGGTAAGTGTTGATACTCCTGCAATACTACTCGTCACTGTAAAATTGAATACCATATCACGATGACCTTCTCTGGTTTGATCATCACTCGTCCCGGCAGTACGTTCGGTAATGTCTCCTTCATATTTTAATAATGATACTCCGGTCGGTACTTCATCACTTAAATCAATTGATCCTCCATTATTGTCCTTATCAATTCGATAAGGTTCGATAAAGTTATTCGGATCTTCTCCCCTCTCCGGTAGATCCATCTCAAAATTTAAATGATTACTATCTGGTGTGTATTCCGAATTTTTTTCATAGTAATACTCCCAGGTCTCATTCGGAAAGAGTTTTTTTCCGAACTCTCCCCCGAACTTAATTGTTACTGTCTGTGGTGCTACCGCACTTATACTCACAGTTCCACTGCTCGACGTGGCAGTCACACTGTTCCCATCGCTTCGCAATAATGTGACTGTGACATCATCGTCCAGATATGGAGCACTACTCCCAATATTTGGAACCATACTATTGAATGTTACGGTAAATGTCTCACTTGCTCTGGTAGATGCCATACTAACGGTTGTACAACCATTCTTATACTCAATACCAGATGCTGTGTTCATCTTACCATATACATCATACTGAACACCCTCCAATACAATATCAGTCGTCCTTGCCTGATTTAATGATGGTTCACTATATTGATTGCCATCCCCATCAAAACAACACCCTGTATAATTATTCACTAACTTCTCACTCAGATCCTCTCCCACATATACAATACGATCTGTCTCGGAACTATACCCCGATACATACCAAGATGCACCTGATGAGTCACACGGATCCGTCGTAACGGCATTCGGTACTTTCCAGGTCTGACGATACGTTCCTACAGGTAATGAAAAATATTTTCCTTGCCCTGTACCTGATACCACAGGATAACTGAGATTTACTGCATTACCTACCTCATACTTGATATCAATTTGTGAGGACCCCGTGCCGACACTCTCGACAACTTCCTTATAATTAGGCATCCAAATTTACATCCTCCTTGAAGTTTAACATCCAAAAGTCCTCGGCACCCTCATAGTCACGGAAATAATACCGCTCGCCCTCTGGCGAATCTAANATNAACTTNTCNATCTTTGATTCATACTCGATCTTTGGTCCGGTCATCGTTTTGTCCTCATCGTAAATAAACTTTAAATAATCCTCGTAGTCCAAATCATCCATACCTTTAAGTAGNATACCACTTTATATATCACCCCTTTGAGGGTTTTTTACCTCAGAAAATTTTTGGGATTATTTGATATATAGAAGTCGCTTGGGGACCTTTGTAGGTTAGGA